AGTTAGTGAAAAAGTTTTAAAACGACAGGGTGGCATATTTTATGAACTAAAATCATGTAATAAAAAAGATAAAAATGAAAAAGTTGAATTTACAGAACAATGGGCTGATGGTATAGAATATGATGATGTCCCAGTTAAAGGTGATGATAAAAATCCACAACAAAATATTAAAATATTTACAGGGACGCCTATGATTGCGAGAATGACTGAAGAAAAAGGTGAAAAATTATTTAATAATGAAGATTTTGTTATTACATCAATAGTAGATGGTATTGTTGAATTACAATCAAAATGTAGAGATTTAAAATATGAAATAAAATTAGAAGAATTACAATCAAGATTTCTTGTAGCGTGGTGTCTTACAACTCATAAGGCACAGGGGCAGACCATTAAGGAAAATATATTGATACATGATTGGGGTGCTATGAATAATGAATTAAAATATACAGCGATGAGTAGAGCCACAAATTCTAAAAGGGTATTTATAGAAAATTTTGGAGAAGCCAATGATTTTGGTGGTGATGATTGGATTGATTGTATGAAAGATGGGTGGTAAAAATATATAATCTTTTATTAAAAATTTATATATTAATTAATGGAGTTTCATTAGTTCTAAATAAATAATAATTTTTTAATTGTTCTTTTTGTTTTTGTGATTTATTCTTATAATTTGTTTTTTTTAAAATCTTCTTTTGGGAGGAGGATTTAATGCAATAGTAACTTATAGTTTGACCCATAAATAATGATGAGAAAATAGTTTTTTCAAAAACTATGGAAAAAGGGATTAAAAGGGAAATCTTCCCTTTACCAGACAACCATTTGTTTATTATATTTCCAATCTTCAGCATTACCAGTTAATCTTTTATTTTGTAATTGCGGTGGTGCTTTAAAATTAAATACATAATCACTAAATTTCTTTTTATTCTGATGTGTAGTATTTATTGCTATAAAATTAAAATTATCGTGATTTACAACACTATCAAAAATTTCATAACTTTCTCTTAATCCATGTCTTCCTGAATTAAGTGAAAGAAATCCATTCACGATTTTTTCTCGTTCAAAACGAGATTGTAAAGATGCACTAAATAAATAATCTGTATTTAATCTAATTTGTGGAGATATGGCTGTATAGACCTGACTAATTAAAATTGTCATAACATTTGAATTATCTTTATGGGATAAATGTCTTCCATTTGTAAATAATTTATTTAAAATAGGATTAACTCTCATTTCAGCACCTCTCCCGCCCGACCCTACCATGTCGTCTAATATCAACACAACATTACTTTTTACAATATCCTTCTTTTTTGCTTTTAAATTATGTTTTTTTACTTTCATTTGTGTTTCAATAATCGAAGGAAGAATATCTAAATTTCTATACCTGTAAGCACTCGGTATGCCGTCAAATCCAGCCAGAGTTTTACTAAATAAAAAAACACCATCTAATTTATTTTTTTTACTATATTCTTCTAAAAAATGTGTGATTAAATGAGATTTACCTGAACGACGAGATGCTATTACTATCATTGTAGCATTTTTATGAACTTTATTTACATCAAAATTATGTAAATTATTTGCTTGTAATTCTGGCATTTTTTCTAAAGTTTCTTTTTTGACCCCCTTTGATTTTTTTTGACCCTTTTCATTTTTCTCTCCATTTTCTTCTTTTAATTCTTTTCCTTCTGTATCATCTTTTACTTTTACTATTTTTTGTTTAACATTATCACCTTCTATGTTTCCACCGAGTTGTAATTCTGTAGCACCTGAATTCATTTCGGCTCTGATATTTACAATATTTCTTGATGGTTTTTTTAATTTTAACATATTTTTTGGTAAGCCAGGCATATATATGTTGTTAAGAAAAAATTTTACCATAATAATTTTCCAGCATAATACCCATTAGAACCTACAACAGAAATATTTTTAGCCATGCGTGTCCTGTATGCTTTTCTTCGTTTATTAGCAAATTCAAGACCTCTTCTTTTAATAAATGTGGGATAATCACCCATACCTAAAGCACCGATAGAGGCGACTTTTAATAATTTTATTTCACCAGTAGTTTTATGTTTTACTTTTTTAAAAACATCGATTTTTTTACCTTTTCTCGTAGAAGGTTTTACAATAACACCAAGTTGTCTTGCTCTGTTTTTAGTATATGTAGTAATTGAATAAGCCATTTACTATATATATTTATTTTATTTTTACATAATTTTTAACTTTACCTGTTGCCTTTTTTTCTTTTTGTGCTTTTTTAATTTTCTTTTTACCGACTTCTTTCATTGTTGCTGGTGTTTTTTTTGTTATTCTTTTTGTAGGACGAAATATATCACCTTTTTTTTTATAAGTTTTACTCCCGTCTTGCGTCCGCCAATCTTCTTTGAACCATCTTGATAAACCTTCTTTTTCTTTCTTTTTACCAACATAAGCATCGTCACTTCCGTGTTTTTTTTTATACATTTCTTTATATTTTTTGACAATTAATCCGCTTCTATAAGCACTATGTTTTGCTATTTTACTAACAATTATTTTTTTTGCTTTTTCATACAAAGTTTTATCTTTCGGCACAGCCATTTAATAAAAGGTTAGAAAATGTTTTTCCATAGTTTTTACAAAAACTAAAAGAGTGAGTGAGTATCGTAGGAAAAATATAAATCTATTGAAGTAAAATGTGTTGATGATGTAATTCCACCTAAATCAGCATCATACAATTGTGCTTCAAAAACTTCAGGGATATGGTCTGTTTCCATTTTTAGACCATCACCGAAATTTAATACTTCAAGACCAGCGGTAGATTTTTGTGTAGGGAAAGATAGAAATCCTAATTTATCTCCCGAATGAAACTGATTTGAAGAAATCATGGGTAATCGAACATAAATTTGTGATTTTGCATATCCAGTTCCTTCCTTGTTAATTATAGCAGTTTGAAGGGTAAAATTTTGAGAACGAATAGGGTTAGATAGAAAAACCTTGTTTATTCCGTTGTTTGAATTGGGAGTTAATCGTAAATGAAGGCACGGCATTTTTATATAATCACTTTAGAAAAAATTTTTATAAAAAAAATAATGGTATTTAAAATATTTTTATCTATGGTTAATTTATAAATGAGTAGCAACCGAAAACCATCTAAAGCCACCGATGAAGAAATCAAACTTTTCACGAAAAATACCAAAGCAACTATTTCTAAAACAGGATTATTTTTTGACCCTATAACTGGTAAATATAGAAAGGCACTAAAACAAGATGGAAAAACCAAAGGTTCTGGTAGAGCATTAATAGCAGATATGAAATACAAGAATTATTTAAAAGAAGTAAAAAAAAGAATAGGTGAAGACCAACATGATGATATTGTTTCTCGTGAAGAAAAAGCAAAACAAATGGGTTTTTCTAAATTACAAAAAGAACGAAAATTATTCGGGCAAGTAGGTGCAGGTGCTATTGGTGCTGAAAGTGTTGCTATAAAAAAAGGTTTAGATGAAGCAAAAAAAGCAGTTGGAAAAACACCGACAAATGTTAGAGGAAAACCACTACCACCACCATCATCACCACCACCATCATCTATGTCATCTTCATCTAACTTGCCATCTTCATCAACACTTAAAAAACTGAAAACAGCAGGAGAAGATAAAGATGAAACTCCTATAGCACAAACAAAATTAAAAAAACGTGGAAATCCTTCAAAATTTAAAAAAGATTTGAAATTCGGAACTACAGAATGGTATAATCAGAAACAAATGGAAAATAGAAGAAATGCTGAAAAGAAAAGAAAGGGAAGTGGTGAGGAAGCAATGAAACGATATAAAAAAGAGCAACAAGAAAAATATGGCTTACCATCAACCGCCACAAGAGCCGATATTGTTAAAGCACAACATTTCGATGAAGAACGTCAAGAAAGAGATGCTAAAGTGGAAATGGGGATTGCTATGGAACAAGCAGATAAAGCATTGGAAAGAGAAAAGAGAGGTATGGAAAGAGGAACTAATTTAAGAAAAAGAGAAAGAAAAAAAGAAGAATTAGAACAAAAACAACAAGAGGATAAAATAGAAGAAGTTAATTTAGATAATGATGAATATCAAGACCCCCTACAAGAGCATGGAGCAGAACAACAAATAGACCATAAATCCGTTGAGGTAGAAGCATCAGGAGAAACGAAAGAACAAAATCCAAATGTAAGAGGAGGTAGTAATTATAATGAAGAATTTATGGGTTCAAGACGAAGAGGACAAGAATTTAATCAAGGAGAAACAAAAACAGAAACAGAAACCAAATCACAAGACCCTTTACCAATTCCACAAGAAGAACAACAACCAAATATTAAAATGGAAATTACTGATAAAGAAGTTGAAGTTGAAAAATCTGCAGGATTAGGCGATGGATTACCAGCAAAATCTTTTGTATCTCCACAAGCGGAGAGGGTAAGTATGGAAAGAAATCGAATGAAATATTCACCAAAAAAATTATACGAAGAATGTAGGGCTTTCGTTCAAATTTATAGCGATGATATTAAAACCGATAGTTTTAGACAATTAAAAAAACAATTCTCAAAAGTTTCACCAAAAACAAAAGTAGAAGATTTAAGAAAATTACATAGAGAATTAGAAGAAGAAGTTATCGAATATTATCAAGGAAGGAGTGGATTAAGATTAGGTGTAATTATAGACCCTTCAGTTTTAGGTATTAATATTAACCAATTATCAGGTATGATGGGTTCTATGCCTTTAGCAACTGGTAGTTCTGTAAGAGAAATAGGAACACAGCAACAAAAAACAAATGTTAAAGATATTCATTATCACGATGGTGGGCTTGAACGTGCTATGGGTAGTAGAATGGCTGAAGGTGATAATCTTGATAAAAATCATAAAGAAGCAAGAGCCGTCAGAGCAAGGGTTTCTATACCAATAAGACCACCAAATAGATATTTATTAAAAAGAAGTGGAAAAAGTAAAATCCCAGTAAATTTAAAAATAAGGTAATTATAATATGAATATCCCAATGAATTTATATTATAAAATTTTAACATACGGAGCAATAGAACCGCCACATTTTATAGCATATAAGACCGCAATAATAAAACCTATTTTTTCAAATGAATTAAATTGTAATTTATCAGGTGAAATACAATTGATAGGAGGCGGTTATGAAGAAAATGATTTAAATGAAGAATGGTTTATGTTTTTATTATCACAACAATATCAACTTTAAAGGGGAAACTTCCCTTTTAATCCCCCCATTTTGTAATACTTTTTTAAAGTATAATTTTTGTCTATACCTTTATTAAAAGTATAATCTATGGTAAATACAAATGGAAAGCGAAAAGTTGGACGACCAAAAAAAATTAAAAAACCCCTTACTGATGAAGAAAAAAGAAAAAAAAGAGAAATTACAAATAAAAAACAACGAGAAAGATATAGAAATAAAATTGTCCTCAATCCCACAAAAGTTAGAGCATATACCAAACATGAAAATGAAATTAGAAAAAAAAGAAAAATTAACAAAAGACAAACATTATTACAAACAAAACAAAGAAATATTGAGGCAAAAAGCGAGGAAAAAATACAAGGAAAAAATGAAAAATAGAAAATATCGTTTTGAATATTTAGCAAGACAAAGAGATTATAATCGAAGGAGGAAAAAAAAAAATAAATTTAAATCTTTAGAAAAATATAATTTATTATATCCTTACAATCCATTCAAAGATGTTTCACCAATTTTAATAGTTTTTGAAGGGGATTAATATCGTGTTTATTATATAATTATTTTCTATAGTTATTGTATAATATGGCAAACGCAATCCTTAATTCAAATAGTTCTTCTGCACTCGTTTCGGCATTAACAAATGTTTCAAGCAACAAAAATCCTTTTGAATATTCATACGCCTCCAAAGGCACTATGAGTTATTCATCTGTCCCAGCACACGCTCGTGTTATTTCTGTTTCTCAAGCATCTAATACTGGTTTTTCACAAAATAATGATTTTTCAGTTCTAAAATCGGGATTATTGGAAAATGCTTTTATTAAATATGTTATTAAAAACGAAAGCGGTGCTGATGCTTTTGTAAATCCAAATTTAGGAAATCTTCTTTTGGAAGAAATCCAATTGATTAGTCAAGGTAAAGTTTTACAAAGTTCAAAACCTTTTATGAGAGCGTGTCTCGCCTCTTCAGCCCCATACCAAAGAAAGAAAAACATGGAAGTGATGATGAATTTGGCTACAAATGATACTCGTATTACTTTGGCTGATGACGAAGAAAAAACTTACTATGTCCCTCTCGGATTCTCGATTTTTGATACTCCAGGTAATTTTTTGGATACTAACTTTTCAGAAAAAGTGCAAGTTCGTGTGAGAACCGCAAGTGCTAATGCCTATGCTGATAATGGTGCTAATCCAGCAGTCGCACAGAGTTTATCTCTTGTTTCTATGGAGTTGGTTCAAGTTTTCCGTATGTTAGATAGTGAAAGTGAAAGCAAAACAATTCAAGCAAATTACGCCGAAGACGATTTAGTCAAAGTGTTATGGGACGGAATTGAAGAAAGTTCTCAAAAAACTCTTTCAGCATCGACAGGGCAAACAATATCTCACACAATTTCAACTAACAGATGTATAGCAAAACTTTACGTTGCTGTTGAAGATGAAGCCGATGCTACAGCCACAGATTTGGCAACACAGCAAATTGGTGTCTATAAACAATTGAGTAATATTAAATTATCCGCAAACGGGCAAACTTTTGTTGATATTGATGCTGATTTAATCGGTTATTGTTGCGGTGTTGATTGTGGTTCTGAAGATAGTCCAAATTGCGTTTCTAATTATTTTGATAGTTCTGCTCCAGCACATACAAGATTTATTTACGAATTTCAATTAGGTTTATCTAAAGGAACTGATAAATTTCAAGGATTAATGTCGGCTCGTGAAATTAATGCATTAGAGGTTACAGCAACATTAGCGGGAACAGCAACCGCACACTCACACAAAATTTTGGTAGGCATGATTGCTCCACAACTTCAATCTACGAGTTCCGCGAGTGGTAAGATTAGCACATCTCTTTCCTCATAAACTTTTAAAAAAAGTTTTACAAAATGTATGTTAAATTATTATTATCTAACTAAATAATAATAATGATAAATGCTTTTTTAAATGTATTTTGGAGAGAAAAACAAAGAAATTCATTAACACCAAATTCTTTTGCTACTATGCCTTCTAATGTATTTCATAATTATGCTATTGAAATAAGGGAAAATGATGATGACGAAGAACCAAATAAAACTATATGGGGTGTTTTTGAATTTGAAAAAAAATATAAAAAAAATATATTTTATACACTTTATTCTCCTCCTTCTTGACTGATGGGGGCTTTGCCCCCCTTTGACCCCCCGTTTTGTAATTCTTTTTTAAAAGAATGTTTAACTTTTTCGTGTCTTTTCATATTAACCCTCGTAATCATTTTTTCACAATGAATACATTTTATTTTTTCTAAACCTCGTTTTTTATTTCTTTCATTATTTTTTCTCTTTTTTTCAGGATTATTTTTAAAATAGTTTTTCATATATTCTTTGTGTTTTTTTGCTTGTTCTTCTGTTCTTTTTTTCATCTTATATATATATAACTAAATATTCTTTATATTTTTTATTTAGTTAAAAAAAATCTCTTTATAGTATAAATGACCGATAGTGTAAAAACACCTTTACAAAAAGCAAATTCTACACAACAAGAAGTTAAAAATTTAGAAGATGATACAAGAAAAATATATAACGCCATGTTTGACCCGAGAGTTGTTAGAGATGCTTTTAAACATAAACAAATTAGTTCGGGTAAAGTTGCTGTTGATGAAGCGATGGATAATATAGCAGAAATGAATGTTGAATTGATGGAAATGACTCCACAACAACGAGTAAGGTTTGAGGAAGCATGGGGATTTATGGACGATGTTGATGATGCATTAAATCAAGTAGAACAAGAAAGAAGAGCATTATTAACAAGCGAACAAGCCGACAGAGAGGCATTTGCTCGATTAATAGGAAGTGAAGAAATACCAACAGAAAGCGAAATGAGTATTGATTTAATTAGGACTTTTTTAGTAGGTGCTAAAGATGCAGATGAATTATCAGGAAAATTAGGTGATAATGAATTAGTAGATTTATTTAGTGAGAGATTACAGGATTTAGATTATCAACTCCAAGATATGGGATTAGAAGGTATTGAAATGACGCAAATAACGAATGAAGCAGATTTTTTAGAATTAGAACAATCGGCTTTATCCCAGATGAGAAATGCAGGAACGAAAACAAATTTAGATAAATTAAGTGATGAAGATTTATTTAATACATGGGGATTAACCCGTAATGAAGAAGGAAGATATTTAGAAGATGGCGAATTATTAGCAGAAGACGATGTTGGATTAAATTTTTTTAATGAGATGGAAATAGGTTCTTCAATCCAAGAAATAAAAATAACAAAAACAGGACAAGTTTTCGAAAAAACAGCAATAACAGAAATACAAGGTGAAACAAAGGAAGAAATTTTTGTAGAAATACAACAAAACGAGTTTCTCGAGGAAAGAGGATTAACAGAGGATTTTATAGCAACACAAGAAGAAATTCAAGAAACTGAAAGTGCTTTTGGTTCAAGTTTTTCAAATATGTTAGAGAGCGCTCAAACAAGGGAAGGAGCGACTTTAACTGATTTATATGAAGAAATGATTGCTGAAGGTGAAATACCTGAAGAAGTTGCTGTAGAATTAACATCTGAAATGAAATCATTAGAAAATCTATCTCAAGATGTAAAAATAACAATAGCAGATGGAAAAATAGAATTTGATTTTGGAAGTGGAGAGATTTTAACAGGTGATTTAGGTGCTGAAACCGCTGGTGAAGGTTTGGCAGAATTAGCAACTACCAGTGCTGAATATAGTGCAGGTGAAACAATGGGAGCATTAGCGTCATTTGCCTCACGATACGGCGTTACAGCATCTCGTCTTGCTATGGCTGGAAGAGTGGTAGGAATTGCTTCAACGGCTCTCGCGGTTATTGGAGTAGGTGTAATTTGTTACGATATTGCTAATACTATCTATACTGGAGTAGAAGACCAAAGAAAATATAGTGAAGCCAGTGATGAATATATTAAAACATTTGGAGAAATGAGTAAAATAAATAAATCAATAAAAGACGCATACAATATTCAGATAGATAGAAATAATAAATTTACAAGATTGTATCATAAATATATTATTGGAAAAAATGACCCTGAAAATGCTGGAACTGGTAAATTAATGAAAAAATTTGAATATAAAAGTGATTTCGATAGTTTGATAAATTGGAGCGAATTTACACAAGAAAAAGGATACAGGAATGGTAGAGATAGAATATATAACACAATTGGTAATTATATGTTAAGAAATATTAAACAAAAACAAACAGAAACATTAGAAAAATCAGATTTTATTTCCAGAAGTGCATTAAAAAAACGATTTGATAAAGAAAATGAAAGACGATTAGAAAGTATTTATGAAGGATTGAAAAGGGTTGATTATGGTAAAGAAAATACTAAATATGGCTGGTTAAATGATATTTGGCTTCCAATAGCACAGGCGTTTAGTGAGGACGATACTATGTCTATTAGATATGAAGATGAAAGCATGGATAAAAAAGAAGCAATGAAAGGATTAGCGAAATTAAAGGCAATATACGATACGTGTCGTGAAACCCAACAAAGACAAACATTTATGAAAAGTCAATGGGAAAGAACAGATTTAAGCGAAGAAGCAATAAAAGAACGACAATTATTAGGAACTGACGATGATAGATTAATTTCACATTACGAACAACAAACGCAAAATGACCCAGAATTTTTAAAGGCATTAACAGAAAGAACAGCACAGGTGAATAGAACAAGAAAATTTACAATAGACCAAACTTATCTTAAGAAAAAAGCAGAATTAAACAAAAAAATGATGGATATTGAAAAATCACAACCATTTTTAAAAGATGCAATGGAAAAATTAAGAATTAGAGAATGGAAAAAATTAGATAAGCAACAAAATGAAATGATTAATAAATATAAAGCAAATGAAGATACGATAAGAAACGGACAAGCAATAAAAATGATGGGAATTTTTGGAGCAAGAGAAGATAATAATCAAATGACCCCTTATTGGCTGGAATATCATAGAAAGAACCAAGCAAGATATTACATAGAAGACATGAATGATATTTTGAAAAGTCAAAAAAACTTTTTAGATAGAGGCAGAAAACCAATAAAACCTGAATATAATGACGAAAAACCACCACAATATAATGGCGATAAAAATGATGATAGTTCTCCTTATAATCCATTTATTAATCCATCTAAAGACATAAAAAGAGTTCGTAGAAAACCAAAACCAAAACCACCTCCACCAAAGCCAACTCCACCTTTACCTCCAAAACCAGCACCAAAACCCGATGAACCAATAAAACCAAAGCCACCACCAATACCACCAAAAAAACCAAGAGTTAGACCAACAAGACGAAGGTTATTAGGTGATGATGAAATTTATACAATGGAAAGTAAAAAAACCAATGATTTTGATATTGATATTGGATTTGATATAAATATAGCCAAACATTTATTACATTTATGCGAACATTCTTATAAAGAATTCGATGTTGGTAATTATTTTCCAACAAGCGAGGTTGTAGATTATGATTTTGCTACTACAATGGGGAGTGAAGGATTTGGTAAAACGGAACAAGGAAGAATGTATTATTCAAGCAGAGATAATATTATTAGCATTGCTTATAGAGGCACGGACTTTGGTAGAGTTTATACTCGTCCCGATTTATTTGTAGCAGATTTAATTAATGATGTGGATATGAGAATGGTTCATTGGGAGGGAATGAAAATTCATTCAGGATTTTTAGATTTTTATTTAAAAACACAACAAGAAGTATATAATTTTATTAATCAACACAAAAACGATGATACTTTAATTTATACAACAGGACATAGTTATGGGGCAATACCTTCAATAATTTTAGCATCACAATTAAATCAACAAAGTGGAAAAAGAATAGCAATAAATTATAATTTTGGAAGTCCTCGAGGTTTTGATAAAAATACAGCCATGAGATTAATTTCTCACGTTAATATTTTTAGAATTGCTGATATAAATGACCCGATTACTTTGCTTCCACCATCAAGAACAGGATATTTTCACACAGGTGATTGTATTTTTTTAGATGATAAAATAATGCATAATAGAGGAATAACAAAAATGTGGGATAGTGATGAATTATATAATATTGAAAGAAGTAGTGTTTATAAAACCGCTGGAAATGTCGGTTTGGTAGGTGGAATACAATTATTATTAATGAAAATATCAACTCCAGAGCAATTATCTCTTGCTGGTAGAATTGGAGCATTTTTTCACAATTTTGTTAATCCAGTTTCAGCAGTTAGAAATATTTATAGTAATTTAAAAGATGTAGCCATGTATGGATTATATTATTCAGGACAAATTTCTAATCCAAGAATAAATGATAGAGATGGTGTTTATAATTTGAGGAATTCACCAGCAAGACAAAATAGAATGAATATTATTAAAAATTTTCGTGAAAGCACATCAGAATTACAAGTGGAGAGATTTTTAGCACAATATCCAAAATGTAGAAAATATTTTAATAGAAGATATGGTGGAACGAGTTTTTTACCACCACAAAAATGGAATGAATTAATGGCTACTGATGGTTATAGCGAATGGACTGAAGGATTTATAAATACAATAGACGGCACAAATTCAGCACCACGAGAAGCAATTAAAGGTTTTTTAAAAGAAATGGAAATGATGATGTTTCCTGATAAAATATCAGAATATACTGATTATATGAATTCAATAGGATTAGGCAGTTTATTAAATTTATTTCCAACAAGTCCTCAATTGCGTTCAGCAATTCTAACGGCAGGTGGAATAACTGCACTTTATACAATGGTTCAATCTATTTACACAACTATTAGTTTTATTGAATTAAACAAACATTCTTTAAAAAAATACGATGAATTACTAAAAATCCATTCAAAAAATTTTCAAATTAAAGGATTAAATGTAAAAAATGAAACACAAATGCTACGAGATTATGATGCTGTTAAGGATAATGAAAAGAAATTTTACTCCAAAACACCATCAAGTTTTAATAATACACCTATTTTTACACAAACCGATAATCCTCACTTAAAATTTATACCAAAATATCATAATGAAACGGGTTTAACCATGATGCCTATCCCAGAAAATTTACAAAAGGCAATAATAGGATTTGTTGTAATATCAGAAGAACAAGCAAATAATCCAAATCCAATAAAAGGATTAATGGCTTATTAAAAGATTATTTAATTTAGTATTTAAAAGAATGTTTAGTAATATATATAGAATGGAACAAATAACAAATGACGATAGAGTGGCTTTAGCAATTGATAAAAAAAATATTTATGTAGAATGTTGTAGCGATAATTGGAAAAAGTGCGGAAATGGTTATGGTTTTCACATACATGGTAATAATTCAAATACTAATAATAGAGAAGAGGGCAGAAGCGGACATTGTGAAATTTATTATAATAATATTGTTATTAATGACGCTACTTTTAGAGGAACATTAAAAAAAAGAATAAAAACAGGTTGGAGAAAAGGAACATACATTTTTGAAAGGAAATAAATATTATATTTTTTTTATCTATATAATATTTATAATGCCGATACAAAAGAATAGAATTCTAATTAAAACGCACAAATTAGATGATACAATAGCAAAAGGAGAAAATTCAGGAAAAATAGGATTATTTATTGATAAAAAACCAATACCCGACCTTGCGAAACAAGGAGATTTTCCTATGAACCCACGAATTAAAACTTTGAGGGCTAAATTTCCTGTTAGAGATAAAGTAATATCAAAAAATAAATACGAACAGGTTAAATTTAAAGAAAATCAAACACAACTTTCAGGAAAAGAAAGTAAAATAATTGATAATTTCGAATATGATGGTAAAAAACCTTTTGTTTATAATCCATTTACCGCTGGTGCTGGTTCTATTAGCGAAGTCGGTGGATATAATCAAGGCGGTGATGATGACTTTAGTAATATTAAACATGATAATGAAATTATGCCTGAAGAATTTGAATTGACTAAAAAATTTAATGACGGAATTAAAAAAGTCATTCAACCTGAAAAAGAACCACCAATTTTGAACCCACGAGAAAAGAGAAAGACACGCATAAGAATTAAATAATAATTTTTTATTTTCTTCTCATTTTATAAAGATGGCTAATGAAAATCAACAAATTCATACTATTAACACCGATAAAATCTTTTTAAATAATAGAAATGATAAGAAAACAGACCATATTGTATTTGAAACAAATGGAACTCTTGGAGAGAATAATGTAGAATTTTCAAATTGTAATGTAGATATAAAAACAGGATTTTTAAAAGCACCTGAATTAAGATGTAATGGATTAAAAGATTCTGATGGAAATACAACCATAACATTATCTTCTTCCGCTATAGATTTTCATAGTAAAACAATAAATAATTTTTCTTTTTCAAGCGGAAGTATCTCGGCAAGTTCAGTTTCATCGGCTAATGGATATGCAAGTTTAGATGCTGAACTCGATGCCCTAACAACAAATAAAGTTTCTATAACAGGACATACATCGAGCAAGGTTTTTGTTTCCAGTAGTGGGGGAGGGCTTACAACAAGTTCTATTTCAACCACAGATTTAAATAAATTATCAGTTATTACTATTTCCGCTCCAGTAAATCTAAACCAAAATCAAACTGATACAACCGCAAGTAAGGCAATAACCGATTTTATTAGTGTCAGTCAGGCGGTTGATTTAGATGCTCTTAAAACGAAATTAAATTATATATCAGTCAGTCAGGCAGTTGATTTAGACCAAATTGAAAGTGATGTTGCTACAAATAACGCAAAAAACGGAATTACTGGAACAGAAAGAACCAAATTATCATGGATTTCAGTAAGTCAAAATGTAGATTTAGACCAAATTGAGAGTGATGTTGCTACGAATAACGCAAAAACAGGGATTACATCAACAGAACAGACGAAGTTGGGACATATTTCAGTAAGTCAGTCGGTTAATCTTGATACGATGGAGACCGATATAGCAAATAATATCACCAATCTAACTGCTCGTCGCACTGAAATATTAGCAAATCAAACTAATATAGCAACAAATACATATAAATTAACAGGTGTTTCATATAGCGGATTATCTACAGCGGGAACATATGAAATTGAAGCA